TGCAGCAGCAAGTCAATTAATGAGTGATAGATTAGGTGGTGGTATGTTTGGCGATACAATGGCAAACATCGGTGGATTTGCTAGAGAAGTTCCAACTTTAGTTTCAGAAACTTTAGGCCTAACACCTAAAGGACAGAGTCTTGAAGATATAAGAGCAAATGCGTTAGCATTTAATTATCCGTCTGGAACAACAGCGGAAGAAATTTACGCTGATATTTTTTCTAAAGCAGCAGCTCAACAAAACGCGGCGTCCATGGCTGGAACAGGGTATAACTATGGTGCAGCCCAAGCAAATCCAATGACAGATGGACAGGTAAATTTACCAGGTGAAGCTACAGCTTATCTATTAAGTAGAGCTTCTAAATCTGTTCCAAGTGATTCTGTATCTGCACCAAGCACTTCAGATCGTATGATTATACCTATGGAGAAACCTAATGTTTCCTCTCCAATGATAGACTTAGGTTTTATAGAACCAGCTACTCCTATTAAAGAAGCTGTAGGAATTACAGACAGAGGCAGAGGAATTCCAGAGGGAATAATGAGCGCTTATGAAATGATAGGAGGCCAAAGAGTTCCATTAGGAGATGTATTAGGAAAACAAATGGCTTTAGAAAAATCAAATTTTGTTGAAGAACCCGCGTCAAGATTTGGTTTGGGAAGATTATTAAGTATTGCAGGTTTATTAACAGGATCTAAGCCTATTAAGGCTTTAGCTGCAATAGCTAATAGAGATAGAATTTCTAAAGCAGCAGGCGCTGTTAAAGATAAAGCAAGCTCTGGTCTTGCATCTTTAAACAAAAAAATAAGAGGAACTAATCCTGATGGTTCAATTAGAACTCAAGCACAATTTGAAAAAGCAGAAGCACAAAGAAGAGTAGATAAACGTGTAGCAAATATGTTAGATAGAAAAGCTAAAGGCAAAGCTTACTCACAGAAAAATTTAAATAAACTTACAACAGGTGGATCTAAACCAGGAACTTACACCGCTAAAGGTGCAGGTAGTGGAGGACCAAGCCGAGGTAAAATTGTTTGTACGATGATGAACGAGTCTTATGGATTTGGAAACTTTAGAAATAAAATTTGGTTGAAACACTCAAGAAATTTACCAAAAGAATACGAGGTAGGTTATCACACAATCTTCTTACCATTAGTTAAATTTGCAAAAGGTGAAGGCAGACTTAACAAAGCAGTTAAGAAAACTTTAGAACACATCGCAAGACATAGAACTTATGATCTTAAACAAGAAATGAAAGGCAAAACTCATTTACTAGGTCGAGCATATAGAAAAGTTCTCGAACCACTTTGTTTTATCACTGGAAAGATTAAGTCCGCTCTAGGGAGGGGATAATGGCACAACTTCCTAGATCTAATTATCCTAACGAGATCGCAGTTTATAACAGACTTAAAAAATTTGTTAGAGACTTTAAGAAAAAAAATAAAAGACTCCCTTCTAAAAAAGAAATTCAAACAGGAGGTAAATTTGATTATCAAACTGTTGTTAAATATCTAGATGAAGGCAAAGATTATTTAACATACGAGGAGGTGATAAAAACAAAACAACCTCCAATACCAGCAAAAGATTTAACAGCCCCACAAAAAAAATGGTACGCAAAAAATAAAGATTATTTATTTATTGATAAAAATGGTAATTTTAAAAAAGGACCTGACGATTTTATGTCTTTGAATACTAATCAAAGATATTCTGTAAAAAATCAATATGCTAATCGAGCTAATACAGGTCTTAATCATCCGCGTGTAAAAATGGTAAGAAATGAAAAAGAATTAGAAAAAATTTTACAAAAAGAAATTAACAAAGTTAAACCTGGCGATAATGTAGTTATTAATAGCACTAGAAAAAATTATTTAAAAAAAATAAAAGCACCCGCTGATCTACAACAACAATCTGTTAAAAAAGTTTTTGATAATTTTGATGGTAGATTTGTTTTTTCTGGAACCAAGTATGAGGATATACCAGGCTTAGAAAAAGAAATTATTAAACTTGCAAAAACAAAAGGACCTAGAGAAATTGTTTTAAGTTTACTTAAAGATAATAAAATACCACCTCAAAATATAACACCAGGAGAATATGGAAAAAAAGTAGATCTTAAATCTGTAAAACAAATATTAAACAAATTAGTTAAAGAAAAAAAAATAAAAAAAATATTACCGGCGGATCAAACTCAAGGACCTAAAGATCAATTGGTTAAAAAATATATAAATCAAAACCCTAAAATATCTAACGCTTTTCAAATAGCAAGAGGAGTTAATAGCACAAATCCTGATACAAACATAAGTGCTAATTTTGTAAGAAATGCAATTGCTAGATTAGGTCTTACTAAAGAAATTACAACCAGACACGGTAAAATATTTCCAGAAATAAAAGCTTTAGATAAAATAGTAAAAAATAACAGAAAATTAATATTAGATCCAACTATTGATGCAGGAACTAAATTAGATAAATTAATAAATGATTTTGCAGCTGCAACCAAAAAAACAAAGGCAGTGGCTGCTGATGAAATAGTTGCAAGACTTAGAAATCTTGGAGCTTTGTATACCAATTCTTCTGATGATAGATATGAAACAAAATTATATAAAACAATTAAACCACCAATTAATTACCTAGGAGAATTTCAAAAAAATTTAATCGCTGTTACGGATAGAGCAGGTCAAATGAGTAATGCTCATATGGCTAGAATGTTAGGTTTACCTCAAAAAGAAATTAAACTTTTAGAAAATACTGCATCGGCGATGCAGGCTTTTGATTTTAAAGTAGCAGGCGATCATACTGATATAAAATCTTTAATGAAAAATTTTCCAAATTACAAAAAAAATTTTATGAGAATTCAATATATTAAAGATGATTTAAATGATTATAAAAGAAGATTTGATGTAAGAGTAAAAGGGTTAGCTAATGAATTTAGATTATCTGGACCAGAAAGAAAAAGTGAAATAATAGAAAGTGTTAAACAAATTCAAAATGAATTTAAAAAAAATACAGGTTATGATTTAGGAGGTTTTGAACAAACCGAAACAGGTAGAATTTTTATAGATCCACAAACTCCTAGACTATCAGATTTAAAAAATCCTATTACACAAACTTTACAAACAGCTATGAAAAATTTTGAAACTACATCAGCTCCAGATGGAACTGTAGAAACTTTTACAAATCCATTAGATAGAGCATTTAAAACAGCAACTTCAGTTGCTGATAGAGTAAATCTATTTAATAAATACAAAGGGACTAATGTTGCTAAAACCAGTAAAGTTTTAAAAGGATTACAAAAAATCCCTGGTATTGGAAAAATTGCAACTGGTGTTATTGGTGGTGTTGCTACAATGGCAGCAATGACTAGCTTGGCTCAAGCTGGAGAAACAAATCAACCAGAAGTTAAAAAACCAGAAATAGGTACACCAATAAAATACGACTCAAACATTGGTGCGATTGTTAATGAAAGAACAGATCAACCCGCGAGCCAAAATCAAATTTTAAGTTTTATCAAAGACAACCCGCTAGCCGTGACTGCTGGTACTTCTTACGGATTCGCTGCACAAGAAGTGCCACGAGCTTACAAAGCTGCAAGAGAACTTGGTAGAGGTAAAGTTAGATCCACGTTGGGTATCACTGGTGCATTAAAACCATTACTTACAACTATAGGTACACCAGCTATGGCTGGTTTATTTGAAACAGCTACAGCTGCAAAAAGATTAGAAGAAGGTGAAAGTGCAACAGAAATATTAACAGACCCACTAGGACCTGCTTTGGGATTAACTTTTATGGAACCTTTTTCAAAAGGTGCAGGTGTAATTAGAGATGCACCAAAAAGAACAATAGCACAGGGTTTAAGAAACTATTTTAATTTAAGTGATGTAGGAAAAGCTAGACCTGGAATAACTAGTCAAATTTTAAGATTAGGCATGAGTCCAAGGATGATTGCAGGCGCCTCTAGATTTTTAGGTATTCCTGGGTTATTATTAGGAACTGGATTATCTGCATACGATGCATATAAAAACTATCAAAATCAAGAGGGTATGATATATAACTTATTTAACAAAAATGAATAGACAAGGATTTTTTAAAGCACTGGGAGTATTGGCAAAAACGCCAGCTATGCAAAAATATTTGAACGTACTTAAACCAAGTGCAGTTCGTGAGGGTATTGAACAAGCTACAACCTCTGGCATGGATTTTTTTAATTTAGTAATTAAAAGAGTTGTAGGAGAGGGAAAGGAAATTGATTCAACCCTAACAACTAAAAAATATGTTCACCCAGACAGACCAGACATTTTTGTAGAAGTAGATTTAAGTACCGGTAATGCAAATGTAGGTTTGGTGGATCCTGATAGAGGTGCTTTTGCATACACTGATATGATGAAAAGAGATCAATTAATTAAGTCTTTGGAAGATGAAGGATTAGGATCTATGGGTGCAATAGCTAGAGCAGACGAAATTGAAAGAATGCGAAAAGCAGAGGCAATGAAAAAAATAGGTAAGAGTAGAGGCAAGAATAAAAGACAAAGAATGATAGATGCTTACAACGAAATTATTAGAGAAAGAAACAAAAAAGCTGATGGCGGTGAAGTCAGTTTGACAGTAATTGAAATACCTGATATTAGTGGTGCAGGTGTTGAAACTCTGTTCAAAAAAAGATAGGAAGAAAAATGGCCGAAATAGACAAACCATTACCGAATACAAATCAATCTAAAAATCCACAAGAAGAAATAATTGAAGTTGAAAATAAACAACAAGCAGAGGTTATTGATACCCCGACAGGACCAGTTGAAGTTGCGATGGATGAAATGGGTGGAGCAGAAGTTTCTTTTGATCCAACTGCAGTAGAACCAGTTCAAGATCACTTTGGTAATTTAGCAGAAAGTTTAGGCGACGAAATATTAGATCCACTTGGTTCTAAGATGGTTGAACAATATAACGAATACAAAGAGTCTCGTGGTGATTGGGAAGAAACTTATAGAAATGGACTCGAACTTTTAGGATTTAAATATGAAAGACGAACGGAACCTTTTAGAGGTGCAAGTGGTGTTAATCACCCTGTGCTTGCTGAAGCCGTTACACAATTTCAAGCGCAGGCTTACAAAGAATTATTACCAGCAGATGGACCAGTAAGAACTCAAATTCTTGGGGATGTTAATGTTCCAAAAGAAGAACAAGCAAAGCGTGTTAAAGATTTTATGAATTATCAAATCATGGATCAAATGAAAGAATATGAACCAGAGTTTGATCAAATGTTATTCTATCTCCCTCTCTCCGGCTCTACTTTTAAAAAAGTTTATTATGACGATATTATTGGTAGAGCCGTGTCAAAATTTGTACCAGCCGATGATTTAATTGTGCCTTATTCTGCAAACTCGTTAGAAGATGCAGAAGCTGTAATACATGTTATAAAAATTTCTGAAAACGAATTAAGAAAACAACAAGTATCTGGTTTTTATAGAGATATAGAATTAGGCAACCCACCTGTTACAGAAAATAAATTAGAAGATAAAAAATTAGAATTAGAAGGAATTTCTAAGGATGGCCAAGAAGATCAATACGTATTGTATGAAATACATACCAATTTAGATTTAGATGGTTACGAAGATATGGATGCTAATGGGAATCCAACAGGAATCAAACTTCCATATGTGGTTACAGTTGCACAATCAGGAAATAAAATTTTGTCTATCAGACGAAACTACAAACAAAACGATCCAAAGAAAAATAAAATAAATTATTTTGTACAATTTAAATTTTTACCTGGCACAGGTTTTTATGGTTTTGGTTTAATCCATATGATCGGTGGTTTAACTAGAACAGCTACAGCTGCATTAAGACAATTGTTAGATGCAGGAACTTTAGCAAATTTACCAGCTGGATTTAAATCACGTGGTATTAGAGTTAGAGACGATGCACAACCTTTACAGCCGGGTGAGTTCAGAGATGTAGATGCTCCTGGCGGAAATATTAAAGATCAGTTTATGACTTTACCTTTCAAAGGACCAGACGCAACATTATTACAGTTAATGGGTGTTGTAGTATCTGCGGGTCAAAGATTTGCAGCCATATCTGATATGCAAGTTGGTGATATGAACCAACAAGCTGCAGTGGGAACCACAGTTGCACTATTAGAACGTGGTTCAAGAGTTATGTCTGCAATTCATAAAAGATTGTATGTAGGTTTAAGACAAGAATTTAAATTATTAGCAGAAGTATTTAAAACTTATTTACCACCGGTTTATCCTTACGATGTGCCTGGTGCAAGACGAGAAATTAAAGTTCAAGATTTTGATGACAGAGTAGATATTTTACCTGTTGCTGATCCAAATATTTTTAGTCAAACACAAAGAATTAGTTTGGCTCAAAGTCAATTACAACTAGCGCAATCAAATCCTCAAATACATAATCTGTACCAAGCTTATAGATCCATGTACGATGCTTTGGGTGTAAAAAATGTTAATTCTATTTTGCCACCACCAGCTCAACCAACACCAATGGATCCTGCACTAGAGCATATTATGGCAATGTCACAAAAACCTTTTCAAGCTTTTCCTGGTCAAGACCACAAAGCTCACATTGATGCTCACTTAAATTTTATGAGATTAAATATGGTGCAAAACAATCCAATTGTAATGGCATCAATACAAAAAAATATTTTAGAACACATAAGTTTAATGGCACAAGAACAAGTACAATTAGAATTTGTGCAAGAATTACAAGAATTACAAATGATTCAACAACAAATGGGAGCTATAAATCCTGCGATGATGGCTGGTATGATGCAAAATCCACAAGTTATGCAGCAACAACAACGTGTGCAACAGATAACTAACCAAATTGAAGCTAGAAAAGCGCAGTTAGTGGCTGAAATGCAAGAAGATTATGCTAAAGAAGAAGAAAAAATCACTGGTGAGTTCGCTGGTGACCCATTATTGAAAATAAAATCAAGAGAAGTTGACCTAAGAGCGATGGAAAACGAAAGAAAAGAGGAAGAAGGTCAAGAAAGATTGAATTTAGACAAAATGAAGGCAATGATGAACCAAGAAAACCAAGAAGCGAAGCTAGAACAGAACGAACAACTAGCTAATTT